GTAATTATAACAGATTGTATTTAGAAAATCAAGTATCGTGGTAGAATTTTATTTGCCCTAAAGCCTGCGCTACTTTTATAGTAGATAGCTCTCCTGGCTTTTTAAACTGTATCCAACTGAAAGGGTTATAACTGTTTACCTCAACATAGTCTTTGTGTTGATAATACTCAAGTCCTATACTTTCACACATGGGAACCAATAAACTCATTGGGCAATAACTTTGAGTTCCTGATTCGGCCCTACTAGCACCGTATCCAAAGTCTGCGTTGTTGTATGTAAACATTATAACACCACCCGGCCTTAACCAAGTGTGTACCTTGCGCATCCACTCTTTAATAGTATCAAATGCAAGATAATTAAAGAAGTTATAACTAAAAATAAAACCAAATTGATTTTCCGGTAAGCCATGTATGGTATTGTCTTTGACTAGGTATTGCCTTACCCTAGGCACATACTGCTTTGTAAATTGATGAACAGCATTGTGGAGGAACTCTTCTGTGTATTCTGCTACATACAACGGGTCACCAGCAACCAAGTGCTTGGTCCATTCGCCATCTCTGCATCCTATTTCTAATACTGGATATTGATACGAGCAGTTTTGTTGAATAACTCCTAACATGTGCTGATCAGGGCTATCGTCGTAATCCAGTCTGATGTTTCTCCAATGTCGATGCCCTCGGAGGTGCTGTGTTAGATTTTCTATTTCTTCTATTTGTAATTCTACAGCATAACTTGCTGTAAAAAACTTTTGACTTTGCTGTAATATCTTCTCTTCAACTTGATCTAACAGTTGCTTAACGTCGACTAGCGGAGCATCTACTTGTACTAGCAAGTTGTTGTACGATTCTATTATATTGTCAGACGATTGCTTAAAGTCATCAGTGAGACTGTGTGCGGAAATGTCACTGATAGTCTTAATTAGTGTTTTAATTTCCGTGTGGATAGAGTCTGTTCTTATACTGCTTCTAAGACTGTTCCTGAAGTCAACTAATTGCTGTAAGTTCATCGAATATCACTATGTAATTGTACATAGGTATTTATTCGAAGCTGAATAGGTCGTCAAATGTTGTTTTAATGTTGGTATGTTCTGCAATATCCCATTTAAGTACACCCAGTAGGTTCTCTACTTTCTGATCCACAATAGTTGCCTCCATTAGTGCATCATCAAATGGCAAGTCTTTAAACCACTGTGGAATATGTGAAACATCTGTTGGATACCCTACACTCTTGTAACCCATTGGATTCTCTTTGAGTTTGCACACAATAGTTTTCATACCATCAACAATATTCTGACTGTAGTTGTCACCATGCATGCGTTTGAGGTAGTTCCAGTTCATTGCGGCTCTTACGTGCCCGGGCATGTTTGCTTTGCCCTGTCGCTTTTCTGCTTCAGTATACTTGGTTAGATTGTTTACACGCTTGGGAGTACCTTTTTCCCATGCTGGACGCTGTTGGAATGCAATCTTAAAGTCACGAACCTTATCATATATCTGTTCTTTGGTTGATCCTGTTAGCACACCAAGTAATATGTCACTCAGGAAGTCCTGTACTACAGGCGGAGTGTCTGAACGTTTCAAGTCAAGTCCCATGGCTTTAACCTTGCCTGGCTTACCACCTTGATCAAGTCTAGCACCTTCCATGTCGTATATCAGTGCGGCATAACGCTTCTTCTTGATATACAAGCCTTTGGTTGCAGTAATCTCTCTACCACCTTTGATCAATGCACCATTTTCACGTGGACAGTGACATGCTTTTTCCATGAACAATGGGAAACTTTCATTTAGCTGATCTGAAATGTTGTCATATACTTGTGTAGCGATGTCTTTGTTCCATTCCATTTTGCCGCTTTCAACATCATCTTTGATAGCAGGCCATGCAGTAAAGTAACACGAATCAGTATCACCATACACAACAGCATCACCAGTGTGATCATATACACCCGTGATGGCTTCATTAACAAACGCATCCATGTGCTTGGCAATGATACGACCTGACAGTGTAGTTGATTGTCCAATGCGTTTGTCAAAGAACCTACAACCAGGATTAAGAATAGCACCATACAAACTGTTCAAGTTAATCTTCTTAACCAACTGTCTCTTGTCCCAGAATGCAATATCTTCTGGAGTTTCTGCTTCACGTTTCTTTGCCTGCAGTTCTTTACGTTCTGCATACCAACGCTCCAGCAGTCCCGGCACAATTGCTTTTTGTTCATAACTGAATATGGTACCGTTGGCACTTAGCATCCAAGGTTTGTTGCTGTCAAAGATCAATCGCCAAATGTCAGCGGCACTCATTATGTCACTACTGCCATCTGCTTCCCAATCAACAGTGATCTCAGTTCCTACTTCTCCGTTCATTACTGCTTGATACTCAAGGCTACCAAACATGTTTTCCCAACTATCAGCAAAACTTTTTCCAGCATCCTGTTTTTCCTTGATGTATCTGTCTGTCATTATCGGACGGAGTTGTCCGATGATGCTTTCTTGCGCCATGTTAAGGGCCCTAATAGCACTGGGATAGAGTGAGTTGATGTCGATTGCTCCGATCCAGTCGTGCATCCCTTTTTTGGGATGAGCAACATAGGCACCTGCCGCTTGCGTTTCACCATGTTCTTCTTTTCCTTTCCTATTAGGTACAACCATACCACGCTGATGTGCTTCATTAATAATAGCCTGTTCTGTAACTGCCACTGCACCCATTGTTGTTTGTAGCAGTACTGTATTATCATGCGCTAGTTCGTTTGCAAGATCCAAGAAACGTAATTTCTTATCCATCTTGCCTAGCAGTGCGGTATCTTGTCGATTGTACTCAATAAAGGTCTTGAAGTCTTTGTTGTATAACTGGTCAAGTGTGCCTTCGTACTGTGTTTTACGTTCACCAAGTTCATGTTCACCAATTGCATCCAGTGAATAACTGTGTCGTTCTTCGTATGTGTATTTGCGATACAGTTGCATATAGTCCATATGCACTCTGCCTATTAAATCAAATGTTAAATTCTCTGCACCAAAACGTTCAAATGTGCGTTGCTTGGGCAGTTGCCCCCAGAGACACCAACGTCTATTGTCATCGTTGCTGAGTACACGCTTTATGCGCATAACCAAGTAAGGAATATCAAAACCTTCACTGTTCCAACCCGACAGTATGTCAGCATCTTCAATTAAATCTAAGAATGTGCCCAACAGTTCTTCTTCACGTTCAAACAAGAAACAGTTTTCAAAGTCTTTGCACAGTTCTTCTGCGCTTTCCCAACTTAGTCCTTTGGGAGGAATGGCCAGCGTGATCAACTTGTCCATCCAGTCGTTATACACAGTAATTGCAGTTACTGCATTGAACGGATCACTAGGTGGACTGAATCCACGTTCGGGGTCAAAGTCGACCTCAATATCGAAAAAACATGTTTGCAGTTTGGGTGATTGTTGACCCAAGTAATTTTCTTCCAAACAGCGGAATACAGGATTTATATCCGATTCCCACAGTCTCTTTCCGCCGTTCACACGCATTTCTTTTTGGAACTCTTTGCCGTTGCGTGTACTGAATCTGTTCACAGGGCTACCATACACTGTACGGAACTTGCCCTTGGGATCGTCATAGTAGAACACATAGTTAGCAGGAAACTCTTTGTATACACGTTCCCCATTAACACGCTCTACAACATGTATGCGATCTGCTTTTCTATCAAATAATGCGTCTATGTAACTCATATGTTTATTGTACTATAATCAGTGAAGGGAAGTCTATCGAATAAGTTTTCATTTCTTTTTTTGTCCAGCAGTAATATATGTAGAATCGTGTCTTTAAACAAAGCACAATTATAGTTAGCCGTTGTGTATTCTATTAGATAATCTATTAGATTATGATCATGATGATAATCTTTCAATTCAGTTAAACAGTCGACTGCTTGTTGCTTGTATCTTTCATCTATAGCGTTCAGTGACAAAAAAGGCGGCTGGGTGAGGTTATTTAATTGTATTTTAAAACCTTCAAGTTCTTGCATTAGTGTTTTCAATGACCAGACGTTAAGTAAACTCACTGTTACTGCAATGGTTGAATCCACTGGCCACTGTTTGATGATTTGTAGATTTTGCTTAACCTTATCCCATTTGCCGCCGTGTCGGAGTATATTGAATTCTTCTCCGACCGCATCAATACTAAGCATTAGCTTTACTTGTTTAAACTGTTTCCATATATCAATGATGTTTTTATCTTTAAATTTTGTTATTGTGCCGTTGGTATTATATTCCAGGACGATATTTTTACTGTAACCCTTTTCTACTAGAAGTTCTAGTAGCATCCAATGGTCAGAGTTAAGCAATGGCTCACCACCAGTGTAGTATATGTTCTGTAGTTGATCAGTAACAATTTTTTCTAAATACTGACCAATATCTTGTTTGATTATAAAGTCTTTGTTGCCTAATTCTTTATTGAAAAGACTACTGTATTCTGGACCGCACATTCTACATTTCATATTGCATAGATTTGTGTTGCGCACGTCAAGATATCTATAGGATCTGTTGTTGTACAGTTGAAACTTTTTTCTGTAACTGTCTAGTCTATTCTTTTCAGCATTGTGACAAACTTCACACGGAGACTCGGGTTTGCCCGTTCTTATGTCTGCAAAAGGATCGTTAAACAATTCAGATACAGGTTTCCTATAATCCTTGTCTATCATGCAACACGGCGCAATAGTTCCATCTGGGTGGAATGTAATACTGTTTTCTATTGCTCCGCACCGCCAAGACATATTACCACCATCCTGATGCTACACCATATCCAAATATGTTAACACATGCAAACCAGCTGGTCAACAAAAACGGAAAAGGCAAACTTCTGCGTAAGTATGCAATTGCACCCGAAATACATCCAACAAAGAACCCAGGATACACTATCAACATGTTGGGTGCGTCTGCTGTTGCGGCTAACAACGCACTGGAACCGACAGTTGTAACGAAACTGATCAGCTCAAGATAAAATGCCGTGCGGTCACTGGTGTAACTGTTGACCCAAAACTTCTTTATGTTTTCCAATTAAAGAGTACGGCCAACAGTTTCAAGGATAGTATTTAGATCTTCGTGATCAGCGTTCTCGTCTGTGAGTTTGGATTTGTATGCAATACGCACAGCCTTCTTGAGAATACTGGGTTTGATTTCCATTTCTTCTGCAACTGCTTTGATAGTATCACTTAGTCCTGCGCTAAGATCTTCAACTTCTTGCATTACTGCAATACCTTCGTTAACAACCTGTGTGAGTTTTGCTTTTTGCTCTGAACTGAACATTCTTGATGCCATTATTGATCTCCTGTTAGTAAAGTATAGTATTATACAGTATCGAAACTAAGAAAGCAAGTTGTTT